ATTAGAGAAAACATATTAGATCAAATTAAAACTGCCTTAACAGGTACAACGGGGGTTTCTTCGAGGATCTATAGAGAGCGTGTCACTCCTTTAACGAATAGGTCACAACTTCCAGCCCTTGTTATTGAGCCTCTTTCAGATACGGCTAGCCACGCTTCAACGCTTCCTAAAATTGAGTGGTCTTTGCAGGTCAGAATTGTTTGTTTAGTTAACGGCAGTGCCAGTAGTACACCGTATGAAACCGCCGACCCAACAATTGAATCACTTCACTCAAATTTAACGTCAGATTTAACGCTAAACGGGAACGCAATAGATATACAAATTCAAAGCGTAGATTTTGAGCTTATTGATGCTGATCAAGCATTAGGCGCTATTAGTTCAACGTATGAAGTCAGATATAGAACAAGTCAAACCGATCTTTCTGCATAATTAATATGTAGACGTAGCAAATAGTATTAATATAGAAGCAACATTAATTTGAGCGTTTGAGGTTTTAACGATGCCTTTACTGTCAAGGTCAAGAGGTTTGTTCAGTAAGATTGAGTCTTCTTATGGAACCTCAAGCAACCCCGGAGCTACAGACGCGGTTCTGTGTAGATCAATTGAAGTCGTCCCAATCGAATCAGAAACATTAAATCGAGATTTAATAAGAAGCTATTACGGTAATTCTGATGTCTTGTTAAGTAATACTCGCGTGTCGATCACCATTGAAACAGAATTTCAGTCAAGCGGAACGGCTGCAACTGCATCAAGGCTTGATAGTTTGATCCGTGCTTGTGGGTTTACCGTTAGTAATGTTGGCGCGAATGTGACCGGAACGGCGCAGGCTGGAAGTGCAAATTCTATTACTCTTGCTTCTGGCGCTAGTTCAACTGATGACATATACGTTGGTCACAGAATAGAAATTACAGGGGGTACTGGTGACGAACACGTGGGGCTTATAACTGGGTACAATGGCACGACGAAAGTGTGTTCTGTGGTGGCAAGTACAACCACCTTTGTTCCTGGTGCATCGTCTACTTATTCAATAGCGGCTGGCAATAAATATTCGCCCGTAAGTTCGTCGTTTGAAAGCTGTACTATTAAGTTTAATAACTCTGGTGTCCAACATTTATGCACAGGCTGTCGCGGAAGTTTTTCTATTGGGCTTTCTACTGATTCGATACCTACCATGACCTTTACCATGACAGGTTCATATAATGCCCCCACAGACACCTCACTGTCTGGGACGTATACGAATCAGGCCACACCCGTTCTCTTTAAGCAAGGTAATACAACAGCATCAACAGTTCTTGACTACACAGGCGCAAGTATTAGTTCTTTATCACTTGATTTAAATAATGAAGTTGTAAGTAGGGAACTTGTAGGAGCTACAAAAAGCGTATTAATCACAAACCGCGCTCCTAGTGGAGAGGTAGTAATTGAAGCCCCAACCATTGCAAGTAAAGATTATTTCACAATGGCAAATAACAATGTAAACGGCGTTGTCTCTTGTCTTCACGGTACGGCGGCAGGTTCTCGCGTTGGTTTAGTGATGCCTACTTGTGACATTGGAAACCCTACCTACTCCGATGATCAAGGAATACAAATGTTGACCCTACCTTTCAACATAATTCCCGGTTCATCAGGCAACGATGAAATTGCATTAGTAACTATGTAGACTTGAAAATTAAATAAAGTCCCTTAGCCTACGTATGGCTATTGTTTTTGTATGTCATTTGTTTTAAAAAGTTCTAGTTCTTACAGTTGGGAGGTTTCATTTTTTCAACCTGAAAACGGGGAAAGAAAAAAACAATCTTTTGACGCACTGTTTAAAAGGCTCCCACAAACGCGAATTAATGAAATTCAAGTTTTAGTACAAAAGCGCGTAAAAGCAATCCAAGAGGGGGAAGAGGACAAGAGCGGGATAACTGATCAATCAATTGCTGATGAGGTTTTAGTTGGTTGGGATGGAATCGAAGACGGCGAAGGCAACCCCGTACCTTTTTCAAATAAAAGTAAAAAACAAGTGTTAGAAGTTCCAATGCTTGCTAGTGCAATTATTGAGGCGTATTTCAATTCATTAGTTGAGGGCAAACAAAAAAACTAATAATGGCGGCTGAGTATTGGTGCAATGGTCCAGATAAAAACACCCTTGCAGAAGATTTGGCCGTCTTAGGTATGACTTTCGACGAAGAGATTATTTCAGAAGATTTTGAGGTGTGGCCTGAGAACTGGTTAGCTGTGAAATTCTTTTTAAAGGTTCAAACGCAATGGAGAACAGATCAAGGATATTTAATAGGGTTGGACTATAACCCCTTATTAAGGCTGATGGAATTAGGGGAAATTGAAAAACCTTTTGACTTATTGGGTGATATTCAGGTAATAGAGTCTAAAATAATAGAGTTACTAAGTGAGCGTAATAAATAAAGATGGCTCTCGATATGACAACAGCCTTAACGATTAAGGCAAACGTAAAAGGGGAGGAAGAATTAAGAGGATTACAGCAGGGTTTAAATAAATTATCGGGTCAATCAAAGAAAACAGCTACTGCAATGGATCGCTTGAAGAAAGCATCTACCGGAGCGATGGGAGCGTTAAAGGCGTTTTTACCTGTTTTAGGTGTGGCGGCTTTTGCAAAGCTAGGAAACGACGTATTACAGCTAGGCGATAAATTAGAGAAGATGTCAGGAGCTACGGGGGTTAGTGTTCCTTTATTAGATAAGTTAAGACAATCGGCGGCATTAGCAGGAACAGATTTCAAGGCGCTTCAAAGAGCGTTTCCAACTCTTGCAAAAAATATGCAAGACGCAAGCGACGGAATAGGAACCGCCAAAGATGCTTTTGACCGTCTTGGTTTCTCTGTTACTGATAGCAACGGCAACCTAAAAGATTTAGATACAGCATTTTTAGAATTAACAGATAAATTTAAAGGAATGGAAGATGGAACAATGAAGGCGGCAAACGCTGCTGAAATCTTTGGTACTGGATTAGGTCGCAAATTAATACCTTTGTTAAATCAAGGATCAGAGGCGATTGATGGATTAAGTACAGGATTTACACAATTAAGCGCGGAAAGAATGGCGGCGTTTAACGATTCAATGGCGCAGCTAGGGGAAAAATTTAGGATCGTTGCAATTCAAGTAATGGAAGCTTTATTGCCAGCGTTGCAAACATTGGTTCATATATTGGACGGTGCAGCAAAAATATTTAACGCAATCCCCGGCCCTGTAAAACAATTAGCGGTTAGTTTCGGAGTTTTAACTATTGCGGTAAAGGCTTTAGGTGTAGCGGCTGGAATTACACAAGCATCATTACAAGGAATCGCAGCAATGAAGTTAGGAGCCTTGATCGCTGGTTGGGCTGGTTCTATTGGTCCTCTTGTTGTAGCTATTAAAGGTATAGGGTTGGCAATTGCAGCAGTATTTACAGCGCCGGCGGCTCCTCTTGTTCTGGCTGGTTTGGCTGTTGCTGGTCTTGTTGCGGCTCTTATTAAATGGCGTAAAGAAATAGGTGACTTCTTTACAGGGATGATTGACGGCTTAAAAGAATGGGCTGAAGGAGTAGGAGAAAGATGGGAAGAAATCAGAGATAAGTTCAAAGAAAAGTTTGTTGAGCCTGCTATTGAGCTTGTTAAAAAATTCAAGGATGGAACTGTTAAAGCGTTTAAAGGTTTAGCCGACTTAGTAAAAGCGCCCTTCTTAGCTGTATGGAATGCGATTAAAAATGTAATGAATATGATTGTTCAAGGGATTGTGAAAAGGATTAATTCTGTCGCTGATGGCGTTAACTTTATTATTAAAAAAATCAATTCAATTGCATCAAAAATAAAAGTTCCAGCAATCCCGTTAGTTCCTACAATTTCAATTCCTAAGTTTGAAAAAGGCGGTGTAGTTCGTGGCGGCCCAACGCTTGCGATGGTAGGAGAAAAAGAAGAAGAATATATTATTCCCAAATCGAAGATGTCAGAGAGTGCGATGAATTGGCTAGCCGGCAAACGCGGCGAAGCGGTGATTCCAGCTTTTGCGTCTGGTGGTGTTGTTAATTCGGGCGGTGGATATAGCAGCGCAAATGTAAATATAAATACAGGACCAGTAATGCAAATGGAGGGGCAGAACTATGTGACTGTTTCAGATTTAGAAAACGCATTACAAACTTTTTCATCGTCAATATTCGCTAACTCTCGCAGTTATGGCGGGCGCAGATTCCAGGGGCTTAGCTAATGGCTAGAGCGCAATCACAGTATTTAAGATTTTACACAGGGGCAACAAATCATTATTTACTGCAAAGTTATTATGTTAATAGTACGATTTCCCTTGATTCTCTTAGTTGGGAGTATTTCCCTTTTAATGCTGACGGGTTGATGCAAAGTAGCGCGGCGGGTGGTAATGGTGTTTCTTTAACTGTTCCTGCCACTGAAAAGGCGGTTGATCTGTTCACTCTTGCATTATCTAGGGAATATTTAGTTCAACTTAAAATTTACGAATTTGATAGTCGTCTTTCTAATGTTGCCCCAGAAACTAGTCAAACTTTAATTGTTGATTTTATTGGAGTTATTAAAAGTATGAGCGGTGATTTTAATACGTTATCTGTTGAGCTTGGTTCTAATTTATCGCCAGTCGGGGCGCAAGTGCCTCCGCGTAAATTCACCTCTTATTTGATTGGTTCACCTATAAGAATATGACCAAATACAGACCTTCTAGGATTTCCGATCCACTCGAACTTTTACCACATCAAAGCGGGATTATTGACAACCCTGTTTCTGAAGGTGCAGCGGCTGGAAATACACAATTAGATAAGCAGCAAAGGGCGGCGGTTATTGGTGAACCTGTCCCTATTGTTTTCTGTCGTCGTACTGGTTCAGGAGCTAGCGCAATCGGTGGAGTATTAGCAGAACCTTTATGTACTGAAGGTCGTTTTGTTAATGATTCAACTACAAATGTTTTAACTCTGGATTTTATGCTCGTCTTAAGTGAAGGCGATATGAACCAATTACTTTTAAAAGATTGTTGGCAACGTAGTTGCAGGATCGGGACATGGGAGCAAACATATAATCGCCGGGCTGGTTCATTCGTTCCTCTGTATTCAATAACTACGGTGGCAAATAAGACGCCGTGGAATTTACCCACGTATGTAGGAACTAGTGGTAGGTATGAAGATATGACGACGATTCATTTTAGTAATACATATGCGGATGGAAGTAATAACGCTTTGAAGCAGGTTTTCTGCTTTGTTCGTGATGGAATGAACGTCACGCGAATATTAGATTCAACGCTAGGTCCATCAAATAATTTTATTGATTTAGCGATCTATTTATTAAAAACCCGAATACCTGATGCGTTAATTGATACAACCTCAATGACGGCGGCGGCTACATTCTTAAACGCTAATAGTTTATTTTTTAACGGTGTTTTTAATCGTAGCTCTAACCTTGAAGATTATCTAACAAGTACAGGAAATCATTTTTTACTACGTCTAAGTGAGAAGAACGGGAAGAAAACATTTAAACCAAGAGTCCCAACAAATACAGACGGAACCATAAAAGTAACGGCAATAACGCCCTCTTATAATTTCACCGAAGAACACATAATTCAAGGTTCTTTCCAAGTTTCATATATTCCTATAGAAGACCGTAAAAACTGCAACGTACAAATTATTTGGAGAGAACAGCCCGATGATGATATTGGAATCGTAAGAACAGCAGAAATTAAGTTTGACGGTGAAGCAAGTACGGGGCCATATGAATCACACGATTTAAGTACTTATTGTGCGACCGAAAACCACGCTGTAAAAGTTGGTTCTTATATTGCTATTAGAAAAAAAACAATCACTCATACATGCAGGATTTCTGTAAGACCTTCTACTTTTAATGCAACGCTAGAGCTAGGAGATATTGTTAGGGTCAAGCTTCGCAGAGAGACAGAAGCGGGATTAAGTAGCCATGATTATTTTTACGAAGTAGAACGCATAGAAAAAAGTACAAGTGGATTAATCACATTAGATTTGACTCATTTCCCGATTGATAATCAAAAAAGATCTATTGTTGCTTTACTTGTTAATTCTGCAACGGGTAGCGGGGCATTGGTCGGAACCTCTCGAACTGATTTCACTTGCGATGTAAATAGCCGAACCGATACAAGTACAGCTCTTTC